CAGAGCTCCAAGGCAGAGGTCTTTGCTCAATAATCGAGCTTCAAGACCAAATCCGGAAACTCGAAGGCAATCGTTTACCGAGTGGACGTCTACTACCGGAAACCCGACTGGTACTACTGTACAGTCGAGCTACGTTAGTTACAACCGCTCGTACTCGAGTGTTCGAACTCCGAATTTCAAAGCTAGACAGCGTCTTGGTACGTTACCTGTTAACGCCTACTCAATGCTTCGGCAGACGGTAGATGCAGGTCCGTACGTTAGACATGAGGTGTTGCCACCTCCTCCAACGAACTCTGGGAATTACTCCCATTTCGAAGGTAGTATGTCAAGCTTTGTCTCCTTAGCGGACGTCAACCCAAGTCACTTGGCAATTGACGAGAACTCCCTTATATCCAAATTGGGAGCGCGTATAAACGCGGCAGATGTGAATATCCCGGAAGACATCTTTCAGGCCAAACAGACCCTCTCGCTTTTTACTAATAATAGTAATCGACTGAGAGCTTCTATTATGTTCCTGAGAGCTGGAAATCTGGGAAAAGCAACTGCTTCTATCGCTACTTCCCCATCAAAGCATGCGATAAAGACATTCTCTGCCTTGCGTCGGAATGGTATCTCCGGTTCTAGGCTTCTAGCTGAAATGTGGCTAGAGCTTAGATACGGTTGGATCCCTCTTATTCAAGACATTGATGCCTCTATCAAATCTTTTTCTAAGTTTGTAACTCAGAAAAATGGTGAAGTAGTGACCGTTAAAGCCGGGATGCGCAAGACTGATACCGGTACTACTCAAATCACTAATGGATTACTCGTTAACTCAAAGAATATCGGCACGAGATTTTATCATGTCGTTACTCAAGAGAAGATGAGTATTACATATAGGTTGGATAGCCGGGTTGTCAATCTTTTTGCGTCCTTAGGCTTCACTTCTCCTACAGCGCTGGCGTGGGAGTTAATACCGTACTCGTTTGTAGTCGATTGGTTCCTCCCGATCGGGAATGCCCTTCAAGCGTATCATACGTTTGATGGCCTTTCCTTTCTTAGGGGCTATAAGACTTACTTTACGAGACAATATTGTACCGTCTTCATCAATTATTCCGGTGATGACCTACCGTACACCAGTGTAACTGCATCAGGAGCTGGATTCGCGTCTGGGATAAAGCTAGATCGTGTTGTCCTTACGGACTTCCCGAAACCTAACTTTCCCCGGCCGAAGAATCCTGTCTCCGGGATACATGCGGCTAACGCCGCTGCACTGCTTACTGTAGCATTCACTTCGAAACATTGATGAACCAGCTCGGTATTAATGCAATTTAATTGAGGTTTCAATGTCAGCAATCGCTGCAATTAAACTGTCCTCAATCCTTGGT